AGTAAGATATGGTGTACTCATACGAAATAAACCTTTTAAAGCTTTTGCACGTGACATATCTGCAACTGATTTTTCATTAATCGCATCATCTAATTCTTTCTTAGATGCAAGATTACCAATAGAATCGATTACAATAATCACTTTATCATTTCTATCTATCTCTTCGAGTTGAGAAATAAGATCAAATTTAAGTTCTTCTACATTAGCAATAGGTGTGTGCAAGATACGAGATGTATCAATATCAAATTGCTCAAAGTATGATTGTGGTGAACCAAACTCTGAGTCATAAAATAACATAATAGCTTCTGGATGCTTTTTAAGATATGATGCTGCCATCAATAAAGCAAACGATGTTTTAAAATGTTTTGATGGACCAGCTAAAACTGTTAGGCCTGGTGCCAGCCCTCCGTCTACAGAACCTGAAAGTGCTACGTTTATCATCGGCACATCAGTCGGTGTCATATCTACTTCTGTAAAAAACTTAGATTCAGCAAGGACTTCAGCTGTTTTGATTTTACTGTTTTTCTTCAGTTTGTCCATAATTGACATTTTGTTCTCTTTCTCTTTCGTCTAATTCATACATAGCTCTGTATTCATTGTTAATTCTAACACATTCTTCGAGCAATGTAAACCCTTTATCATGATTAAATAATGCGCTGGTATCTTTTGGAAAGCATGCTCCTCCGTATCCACGTTTATTATCAAGACCAGGTACGGCCGTATGAGATGGGCCAATACGTGGGTCAGATATAATAGCATTTACTATCTTATTATAAGAGCCATTGTTATTTTCTATTACATCATAAAACTGATTAAAGAATAACACTTTCATAGCTAAGAAAGAATTGATCCCATACTTGACATAGCTGGCATCTACTGCCGACATACGATGAATTGGGCAAGGGCGACAGAGACTATGCTCTCTGTAGTAATATTCTAAGTCATCAATAATACCACTTTCTCCACCAAAAATATGCATTCCAGGATTGATGAAATCATCTATAGAATTTTTTTCTGTAAGGAACTCGGGATTATATACAATTCTATTTCCACCCGATCCTTTGATAAGACCATTTAAAATATCAGGCGTAACAGTTGATTTGATGACAATTATGCCGGCCATTCGTCTTTTAAGCTGCTTAACAGTGTCTACTAAGATACTAGAATCTATAACTCCATCTTTACCCATCGGAGTCGGAACACACACAAATGCTATGTTTTCTTCTAATTTAATATCTTTAAGACTTACATTGTATTTAGGATCTACTAATTGTATTCTTACACCCGGAGTTTTAAACCCATATTCTACGGCTTTGCCAACAAAACCATGGCCTATAATAGTAATTTTCATTCTTTTATCCTGAATTTGATAGACGAGTTCTTAATTCCGTTGACGAAAATCTATGATCTCTTTTATTGTAATGCAATTCAATGTTTCTGGCAGAGCAAATAGCTCGGCCAGTGAACGTATCTCTTTTATATTCTTCACCTAAAATTCTTACATCAAAATGGAACATTTGTAAAATGTCTTCAAGATCTCGTTCTGTTTGGTACGGAATAATCTCATCTACATATTTTACGCCTTGAAGCTGAGTCCATCTTTCCACTAAAGATTGAACCGGTGAATTCTTATCTGATCTGTCAATGCTTGGATCTACCTGCAAACCACATATTAAATAATCACAAACTGTTTTAGCCTCTCGTAACATTGATATATGACCTGCATGTAGCAGATCGAACGTTGAAGCAGTGAAGCCTATTTTCATAGTTCTAAACTATCGTCGTCATATACGTTGAAACCTACAGTTTCACGTTCAATATCATTATGATTAAATTCTGCCCAATATAGTTCATATGCTACTCCTTCGCGTAAACATTCAAACTGATGATAAAGACCAGGTTTAACTTTATGATAATCGCCTTCATTAAGAATAGTGACATCAACTAAATCGTAATCGCGTTGCCACGTACGAATAAGCATCTTACCAGATTCTACATAAAAGCCATTCCACTTATAACGATGTAAATGCTTTGAACATACACCACCTTCTTCCATTTCAATACGATGAAACTCTAAAGCACCATTAGCTTCAATAAGTTCTGTTGTACCCCATACTTTACCTGCTTTCATTTTCAAATCCTTTATAATTACGATCAAGCGGAACAGTTTCTCTTTCTTTTGTCAGTTCACCGATTCTTTTATATGCGTTTTGTAGTTCAGCCTGTAATTGTTGTACATTGTTTTCTAACAAATCAATTGTATTAGCTTGAGCCACAATAATCTTTCGATTTTTCTCAGCTTCCATCTGGTCAGGTAACATTAAAAAACTCCATTCTTATATGCATATTCTAAAGCGTTATTAGCTTCTGTTTCAAGAGGTCGATTTTGGTATCTATTAGCTGTGTCTCTATCTATTTCACGGATAAGTTCTACTATTTCGTTAGGCGTCATAGGATATTGTTTATCAATTGCATTGCCGGCAATAGAACACATTAGCTTGTATATCATTCTATAACGACCGGTATTATCGATATTAGCGATAGATGTATATTCTTGTAATAGTCTTTTATTTACAAAGGGGCAATCGCGATAGCCTGACCATTTGTAGTCAGTATTATCAAGTGAATTCTTGCGATGTTCGATTATTTGTTTGCGCCATTCATCAGGTAAATTGGCCATAAAATCGCCGGCTTTCTTTTCAACATAAGGATGCTTTGCGATTAGATAATCTGGATCTACATCTGAACCAGTCGTATTATTAAAAATAAAGTTATTAGCACCGTCATACTGTGCAGGTACATAATACATACGAGAAAGATCTTTAGTCTGTTTATCTCCAAGCGAGTCAAGTTCCGTGTTGAGGGCGAACCAGAATGCTTTGATTCGATCTCTTTCAATCGGTGTTTTAAGAGGAAATACCAATCTGAACTTTGGTAAAGAATCAGTACTGCTAGCAGTAGAATAGCAAATAAAATTGTAACTTCCGAAGCGTAACTTAAGAGCATCTTCTAACCCTTCATCAAACGTATGATCATCAACGTCAATAGCAGCCCAACTTGCCCAATCAAGAACATTTTTATTGGCCCGAGTTGTGTCAGGAATATAAGTAGCCGGTGATATAAGTTCTGCATCAGACTTACCTTTCAACTTTCTTTCAGATAATTTAAATATAAATCTTGAGAATTTATCCCAAGTCTCAAAGTCAAATCTCTTGTGTGTCTTATTATCAAATTTACTTTCAAATACTGTTAGCGAGTACATTAGACAAAAAAATCCTCGAGTGTTGCAGTTGGTTCAACTTCCCACTCAACAGCATCTAAGATTGGTTTCAGTGGTTCGATAAACGTCTTCTCAAACATTATACCATAATTTATATACTGATGTACACCAATTTCTTTCGGTAATATACCAGGGAATGATATAACATTTTCACGTATAGGATTAGGAGTCTTTAGATATACAAACTTTACTTTTTCACCATTATTTATCTGTTCGTATTTCTTTGTAAGGCTTAGATCTTTTAATGATTTATTATATAGTAAAGAACCACGGACATGGATCGGTGTGCCCTTTTTGTATATGGTTTTCTTATCGCGCCATTTAACTAGTTCAGTTACACCACGAGGAAATGAAACAGCCTCAGGCGCAAGTCCATTGAACTCTCGTCTAAAGTCTGCAATAAACTTTTGAGTATCGGCTTCTGTTCCGTTAATGATAACCTTAAATATGTCTTTAAACTTATTGCGCACAATTTCAGGTGTAGATGACTTAATAGCTTCGATACCCATCATCTTAAGTTTAGGTTCGGCGAACTGTACACCTTCAGAATTGTGAACGTTTAGAATATATCTTTTCTTTGCAGTCCATATGCCACGATCAGCAATGACTTCACGAGCCATTTCCATACGAGGCGTATAACCATTCATAATAAAGAAGAACTCGTCATACGCTTTTGCCATAATTGGTTCAAAATGCTCTTTACATATTTTATCAAGGAATTTAACAGGATCTTTTGGTTTGAACTTCTCAACAAGGGGACCCATATTGACATAGATCGAATCGGTATCAATAGCAACGATATAATCTTTATTGGCCTTTGTAATATCGTTCATCGCGTTATTCATACACTGCTCTGCCCATTTAATTACGGTTTGACCAGTAAGCGTAACAGATTCTGCGAGTGCGTTATCAAAGTATTTGAAATACTTATTAGCAAGTGCACCATATAAAGAGTTGAGTAGAATCTTAATTGCCATCTGATTGTTTTCAGCTTGGTTGATCTTAGAAAGAAGAGATTTATCTTTTGTCTTCTCATATTCAGATTGGGCAGCAAGCATTTGTTTTTTAACGACAGTTCTCTCTGCATAATAGTCAACAATCAGTTCTGGAATAATACCCTGCTTGGTACGCTCAAAGGGGACACCAGATGCGCACACGGCATAGTTAGTGTCGACAGGCTTAGATCTATCATGGTCTGAAAGATAATAACGAACTCCTTGTGGAAAACGAATAGAATTATCTCTGCATATAGTTTCTGGTGATATATTTTGCTGAACAATAATATTAGGATATAGTGAATTAAGATCGAAAGATACGACCCAATCATGAGCACCGACATGTGGTTCTTTTACAAAACCGCCTGCAATTGAATGAGGCTCTTTAGCAGTGCTTGCTGGATGTTTTATAGAAGTATCAGTAGGACCGACTTTACCATACATGACTTTGTCAATTTGTTTTACAGGAGGTACAATATTCTGTGATAAGAGTCTACGATAGATAATTGAATCCCATATACCAACAACACCGAAAGTATCACTTAGATTAACACCGCCACGATATGCCATAGTTAAGGCAAGAGAAATAAGGCCCATCTTCTGATCAATACGATCAACGAGCTGAACATCTTTGATATTATAGTCAATAAATTTCTGATGGTCTTCTTTATATAAGGTGTAAAGATTACCATGTTCTTCATACGAAAGTTTCTTTTCACCTACAACTACGTAGCCAATATGATCAAGCTTATACGATTCCTGATTACCATATGAATATCCGAACTTCTTGAATAACTCAAGATAATCTGCTTGTTGGATACCAACGATTTCGTATGCAGGAAGTTCACGCTGCATAGAACGCACGTTGCGTTCATTGACCATATTCCACGGAGATAAACGACGAGCTGCTTCTTCAGATCCGATAAGGCGAATACGATTTACAATATAAGGAATATCGAAGTGTCTTGAGTTCCAACCAGTAATTACATCAGGATAGTTTTTAATCCAATAACCTAGAAACTTAGCAAGTAATTCTTCTTCTGATTTACACCGATGATATTGCACAAGATCACCTTGCATATCAATTTGTGATTTTTCTGAATCCCACTCATCTAAACCCCAAACTTGATAGACCGAAGACTTACTCGATTTAAGGGCAATAGAGATAACAGGATATGCGGCTTCTTCTGGTGTAGGAAATCCATCATCAGAAGCAACCTCGATATCGAAGTTAACCACATTAATTTGGTTAATATCAAATGAAATATTATCAGGATATTTACTAGTAATAAATTGATGAATATAATTTGTAGTTCCGTATATTTTTTTATTAGGAACATCTGCCATTGACTCAAGATAATTCTTAGCATCTCTCATGCTATCGATATCTCGAATTTCTTTTAAGTAATTATTAGTGCCGAAAGCTTTTAACTTAGTCGGTGTATTTGAAACATTATATAATTTTGGTACGAACTTATATTTTTGTTGAATGGGTGAACCATTATCAGAATAGCCACGATATAATATAGAATTGCCGTATCGATTTACTGATGTATAAAAAGCCATGTATGCTCCTATCTTCACTCCATTCTAACACAAAAAAGAGGGATTGTAAACCCCTCTTTTATAAATTCTTGCCATCAGGCGTATGAGTGCCTGAATTATGTAAAGCCCATACTATACAATTAAAACGATTATATCTAGAATACCACGGTCCAGCATGACGTACGCCCATGACTAAACCTTCTTCTCTCAGCTTTCTATACCATTGTTTAAATCGTTTATATCTTTTATATAATTCACACACGATTACCTCTAAGAGCAAAGTACATACAACCCACCCACAGTAATACATGAAGATTATCATATAATAACACGTCAGTAAAGCTTTCAGGTTCTCCTGTCCAAATTACTCCTGTCGTAATACAAGCCATCGTAATACCTGAAAAACGTGTAATTATATCGCCGAACTCTTTTAGTTTTTTAATATAATCTAATACTCCGCCGACAATAAGGCCGATAGCGCCGCCTATTTCACCTAATACGACAAATGTCCAGACTAATAATGTTAATTCTACAGGAGAATCGCTTACATCAATAGGCCACTTAGAAAGTCCTTGTTGCAAAAATATAACAATAAGAGGTATTCTAAGTAACCAATGAGTCATGCAAAACTCTGGTATTTTATTGACCAGTCTTTTAAGCATTATAGTTCAGCCAATAGAGCCTTAAATACTTTTTTTGACTTACCTTTTACTTTGGCTTTTGAGATATCGTTGTCTCCATCGCCTACTACAACAATAGCGATCATTCCCATTGTTTTATGTGGTGAGCATTGGTATAGATACACGCCTGGGGTATCAAATGTAATGGAAACCTCTTTGCTAAGTTTTGATTTCTTTGGCGCTTTCCATCCATCAGGGCCAGCAATAAACTCTACATTATGTCCTTTTTGTGTCGGTACCCAAGTAACAGTATCTCCTACATCAATACGCGCGATGTCTTGAGAATATACCATCTTAGCGCCATCTTCACGCTTATTTAACATTTCAATTGTTATATCTTCGGCGTATGCTACTGCTGCAAAGAGTGACATGATACTTGCAGTGATTAAATTTTTCATAGATTTTCCTATCTTTATTTCTTTACATTAAGATTGGACGGATTATATTGTTCGCCATTATAGGCAGGATAGGTGTCGTCCTCTACCCCAGAATTACAGCCTACCACTACTACAAGTAGAAGGATGATTGACCACAATGTGACTCTCTTAGTCCACATCATAAACTGCGCGAAAGTTTTTTCTGCTTCTTTCTGCGCGGCAGCTCTTACTTCTTCATCAGTCATTAAGACCTCGTTTTATAATATGATCGATAGATTTCACGGAGTTCAACACTATCTGTTGATTCTTGCACAATATAATCTTCTTTGTCAACTTTAGCTGCATCTGCCATGCCAATAGCATCTTCTTGTCTACTGGCAATAGCAATAATTTCTCCGTCTTTTTTTCTTACAATAAACATTAGTTAAGCCCAAAACAAGGAAGGATATTAAGGTTGCAGTACCTTCCATAATCCTCAAGGCCTACCATAGCCATTAGCATCAAGACAGGCACTACGGCAATCATAAAGACAATAACGGCAAAAGCTTTACCAAGGTCTTTAGTTGTACAATATTCAGTGTGCTCACTCATATTAACGCTCCGCTAATACTATAGTAGTTTGAGAGTCATGATAATCTCCACTTTCATAATAATCTCTGAAAGCTTCTTCTTTTATCATGACTCCATCTTTTATACGATATGTTACGATTTCTCTGCGAATAACATCAGTGGTGTCTGCATCAAATGCTGATTTAAATGGCCCTTCATCACTCATTTTTAACCAATCCCCTGCTGTAGTAAATTTCAAGTCTTGCATTTCATTATTCATGTTCGCCGCCCGGTCCTCTTCCGCTATAAAATCCATATGGCTTACGCTTAGCTATTTCAAATGTAGCAACTGTAATAGCAACTGCACCGAGCAATAGTGAATGAGCAATCATACTATAAAGACCTGCCCACATGCTTCCTAC